TGATAAAGTTGTTACTAATGTGAAACCTAAAAAAGATATTTTAAATTCTTATCAGGCTAACACAAGTAAAATTTTAACACCAAATAAAGAACTTATAACTGAATCAAAATTACCAAAGTTATAGGATTTTTTATGAAAGAAATTACAGTAACTTTTGTACAGCCTAGTGGTGAAAAGGAAGATGTAACTGTTCCGGTCGGTTATACTTTAATGGAAGCAGCTAAGTATTATTCAGATTCAGGTTATATCTCAGGTATAGATGCAGATTGTGGTGGAGCTTGTGCGTGTGGAACTTGCCATGTTATTGTAGATGATGTATGGTTTGATAAATTAAAAATTCCTAAAAAGTCTTCACCAGAATTAGACCTTTTAGATTATGATTTTAAATCTACTGATAAAAGTAGATTGTCTTGTCAGATTGAATTAACCGAAGAACTTGATGGATTGATAGTTAATGTCCCTTAAATTTTATAAGAATGTAATTGAACATAGAGGCAAACTACTTGTTAGAGGCATACATGATGGCCAAGAATATAAAGAAAAGATAGACTTTGGTCCTACTTTGTATGCTTTGACACAAGAGCATTCTGTCTATAAAACACTACAAGGTCAAAATCTGAAACCAATTGAGTTTACAGATATTATGGCTGCTCGTAAGTTTCGTAAAGAAGTTGCTACGGCAAATTCTCCTATCTATGGTTTAGAAAGATACCATTATCAATATATCGGCCAGGAACATCCTGAAGATATTGAATGGGATAAAGACCTAATTAAAATCTTTACACTTGATATTGAAACAACTTGTGAAAATGGTTTTCCAGATGTAGAAAATCCTATTGAAGAAATTATTTGTCTTACTGTAAAAAATCAATCAAACAAATCTATTATTACTTGGGGTGTCGGTAACTATCATACAGATAGAACAGATGTAACTTATGTAAAATGTAAGAATGAAAAAGAACTCATGTTTGAGTTTATGAAGTTTTGGATTAAAAACCATCCAGATATTATTACTGGTTGGAATACAAAATTCTTTGACTTACCATATCTAATTAACAGAATTAAATTAGTTGCAGGTGAAAAAGTCGCCAATCGTATTTCGCCTTGGAATCTAATCAATCGTATGGAAATCAATGTACAAGGCCGTACACAAACTGTGTATGATGTTTATGGTATTGCAATGTTAGATTACCTTGACTTGTACAAATGGTTTATTCCAACAAGACAAGAAAGTTATAAACTTGACTTTATCGGTGAGTTAGAACTTGGTAAAAACAAGAATGAAAATCCATTTGACACATTTAAAGATTTTTATACAAAAGACTTTCAAAAATTTGTAGATTACAACATACAAGATGTGGAGATTGTTGATGGTTTAGAAGATAAACTTGGCTTGATTGAGTTGAGTCTGACCGTTGCATATGAATCAAAAGTAAACTATGATGATATATTCTCACAAGTTAGAGTATGGGACACATTGATTGCAAACCATTTAATGCAAAAGAATATATGTGTACCTCCAAGAGAAGAACATAGTAAAGAAACAAAATATGAAGGCGCTTATGTAAAAGACCCTATTCCTGGTGGCCATGATTGGATTGTTTCATTTGATATTAACTCTCTATATCCACATATTATTATTCAATACAATATTTCACCTGAAAAGATTTTAGGTTCATCATCACATGGTATCAATGTCGATAAAATGATTGATATGAAAATACCTCTAAACTATTTAAAAACTGAAGGCGCTTGTGTCACACCAAACGGTGCGAAGTTTAAAAATGATAGTCAAGGTTTTCTACCTGAAATGATGGAGAAGATGTACAATGAACGAGTGATTTACAAAAAGCGTATGTTGAAAGCAAAACAACAATACGAAAGAACTAAAAATCCAGAATTAAAGAAAGAGATTGCTCGTTGTCATAATATTCAATGGGCAAGAAAGATTGCATTGAACTCAGCTTATGGTGCAGTTGGCAATCAATACTTTAGATATTATGATGTAAGACAGGCAAGTGGTATTACAACTGCTGGCCAGTTTATTATTCGTTTTATTGAAAAGAAAGTAAATGAATATCTAAACAATATATTACAGACACATGGTGAAGTTGATTATATTGTTGCATCTGATACTGATAGTATCTATGTTCGATTTGGTAAACTTGTAGAAAAAACTTGTAAAGGCAAAACAAATGACCAGATTGCAGACTTTTTAGGTAAAGTTTGTGACAACAAATTAGAACCTTATATTGAAAAGTGTTTTGATGAACTTGCTGATTATTCAAACGCATTTAAAAATGCTATGGTGATGAAACGAGAAGTAATCGCCAACAAAGGTATTTGGGTTGCAAAGAAAAGATATATGTTGAATGTGTTAGACGAAGAAGGCATAAGACTTGCTGACCCTAAATTAAAATTAATGGGCATTGAAGCTGTCAAGTCTAGCACACCTCAGGTCTGTCGTGGTAAGATTAAAGAAGCGATTAAGATTATTATGTCTAAAGAACAATCTGACTTGCATAATTTTATTGAAAACTTTAAAAAAGAGTTTTTACAATTAGAACCAGAACAGATTGCTTTTCCTAGAAGTTGTAATAATCTAAGAAAGTATAGAAGCGCTAGTGGTATATTCATCAAAGGCACACCTATTCATGTAAAAGGTGCTTTGATTTATAATCATCAAATCGAACAGTTTAAATTACACAACAAATATCCTTTAATACAAGATGGTGACAAGATTAAATTTATTAAACTGAAAGAGGCCAATCCATTTAAGTTTGATGTGATTAGTTATATCAGTACATTGCCTACAGAATTTAAATTAAAACCATATGTTGATTATGAAGTACAATTTGAAAAGACTTTCTTAGACCCAATGAGATTTATCTTAGATGCAATTGGCTGGAAAGCAGAACCACAGGCAAGTCTGGAGAGTTTCTTTGGTTAATTTACCTAATAAAAAATACGGTGTAATTTATGCAGACCCGCCTTGGTATTTTAAATCTTATAGTACAAAAGGTGAGGGTAGAAATCCTAATCAACATTACGATTGTATGAATTTAGATGATATTAAGAAGATGAAGGTCGGTGATATTGCAGATGACAATTCTGTTTTATTAATGTGGGTTATTGACCCTATGTTAGACAAGGCCTTTGAAGTGATAGATGCTTGGGGATTTAAATATAAAACAGTTGGTTTTACATGGTGCAAAACAAATAAAAATACACTTGGTTTTTTCACAGGTTTAGGATATTGGACAAGAGCCAATCCTGAAATGTGTTTATTGGCAACTAAAGGCAAACCAAAAAGAAAGTCTAAAAGTGTACCTCAGTTGATTGTGTCAGAAAGACGCAGGCATTCCGAAAAACCACTTATTCATAATCGAATCGAAGAACTCCTGGATGGTCCGTATATTGAATTATTTGCAAGAAAAGAAACAAGACCAGGCTGGGATTTTTGGGGAAATGAAGTATGAGCTTGACAATTAATATATTATGTAGTATAATGATACTATTAATACCAATTATTTTATTATGGATGTGGAATGGCGAAGACCCTAAGTAAAGAAGAAGCACTACATTGTGCAAACATATTCAACGATTATTTTGGCCAGTTTGAAAGAATTGACCAATATATGCGTGACCAAAAGATGGCTCAGATTGAGTCATTGCCTCAATCACTTCCTGGTATGGGATTTGATTCAGATATGTTTGATGATTTTTCTATTTCACCGGAAGATATGGATATTGAAGTTGTTGAATTAGATAATCATACATGGGACACTTGTATTAATATGATTAGTAGTCATAGTAATATGGTCAGTATTCCAGGCAAAGCATTAAAGTTGGCCGTTAAAGATAAAAATACAAACAAGTTTTTAGGTTTCATTCGGTTCGGTTCTCCAGTTATTAACTGTAAACCAAGAAATGATTTGTTAGGTAATGTACCTAACTTAACAGTATTTAATAAAACAGCTATTATGGGATTTGTGATTGTGCCTTGTCAGCCCTTTGGTTATAATTACCTTGGCGGTAAGTTATTGGCTGGCTTGTGTTGTTCACATTGGGTAAGAGAAAAACTTAATGTAAAGTATGATATGAACTTAGTAATGTTTGAAACTACATCACTTTATGGTAATACAAAAGGTGCATCAATGTATGACGGTATGAAACCATTTTTAAGATACAAAGGAATGACCGATAGTAATTTTATTCCAATGATGCACGGTAAACCATTTAGAGATTTGGCTAATTATGTTGAAAGTAAAACAGGACCTTTAGTGCCTGAAACTGCTAGTAGTAGAAAACTTAAATTAACAAATGCAATTATTGGTTTAGTTAAAAGAACAATTGATGGTGATGACCTTAAACAATTTAATGCAACAATTAACAATGCAAAAAATCTAACAGAACAAAAAAGATATTATGTTTCAAACTATGGTATTGAAAACTTTATTGATATTGTAAATGGCAAAACAGATAAGATTGTAAAGGCTGAAAACTTTGACAGATACACGGTAGATAATATTGTTGAATGGTGGAAGAAATTGGCAACTAAAAGATATAACAAATTAAAAGAAGAAGGCCGTATCAGAAACGATTTAGAGATATGGACTAAAGATGCTGAGATTGATATTATCAGATAATAGGAGAAAATATGAAACCCATTAAAAAAAATGTTTTAATTGAAATAATTAAACCAGAAGAAAAAACATCTTCAGGCTTAATCATAACTGGCGGTACAGGCGAAACTAAATTTGCTAGAGTTATTGAAATTGGAAAAGATGTAACTATGGTAAAGAAAGATGAAAAAGTATTACCTGATTGGCGACATACAAAAGATGTCAAGTATAACGATAAAGTATATTCTGTTATACATGAAGACAATATTATGGCAGTAATGGATGAGTGATTTTGAAATAATAGATAATGTATTACCTCAATCATCATTTGATTTTTTATCAGATGTGATTAGAAATTCTAATGTTTGGAATTTAGATATGTATTCAAACGAAAGAACATATAAAATTCCAGGAAGAATATTATTTGATAACACTATTCAAGTGAGCGGTGAAAAAGAACTAACATCTTTATTAGCTTTTGTTTATACTTTAATAAAAAGTAAATCTAAATCACCGTTATCAGATACAATGGTAAGATTGCATTTAGGTGCAAAACCACCCTTAATGGATGATGATATACATACTGACGGCACAGATAATGAGTACACAGTATTATATTATACTAATAAAGAATGGAATGATGAATGGGGCGGACAAACAATAGTTAATGATAAAATGATTGAATATAAACCTAATAGAGCTGTAATTTACAAATCAAATGTTTTACATGGGGGTAAAGGACCCACACATCCTATTTTAAGAACATATGTAAATTATGTTGTCAAAGGTAAATAAATATGACTATGGCTATTTCAGAACAATCGTATAACGAATTAAAAGAGTATTGGGATTACCAACGGAAAGTTGAATATAATAAAGAAAAAGTTTATTATATGGCTGAAAAAATCGCTAGTAATACTTACACAGAATTTGGTAAATTACCCTTAGATGAGGTGCAATCTACATTATGGTCAAAGATAGAACCAGGTGTCTATGATGACCCACCAAAAGGATATATACCAGAGAATCCTGATTTAAGGTTGTGGAATGAAGTAT